ATGGCGTGCTGGATTTCGTGGAGAATGGTGGCTTCGCCTTCTTTGAGGTTATATGCGTGATACTTGTCGAGTTCGATTAAACCCGCACCCTGTTGGCCTTTATCTCCAGCGAGACTACGAACATGAACCGGGTACTGCCGTAAATCGGGATACTTTTTATAAAGGGCCGGGTGTTTCAAAACATCCCCAAGTGTGGTTTTCATCAGGTTACTAAGATTCTCTTGTTCAAGAAGATCATATCTTGCTTTTAGGTCTTGCGCTGGCATCACGGAAGCCAACTGCCCGGAGGTTTCGTAAGGTTCTTTATTAAAGGTTGAACGATACCAATCTTTGGCACTCCCGACACCGACCCCCTCTCTTTCCATGTAGTGCCGGAGCACACTTGCATCATAGGCTTCGGTAAGTTGCTTATCCAACAGGTTTTGTTGCGTGGAGAGAACCTTGCCGGGTTGGTAGATTGCCTTGGCGTCGCTTATCTCCGCCCTCGGCATCTTGTCCATCAAGTTTGAGAATTTGCCGGTAATCTTCTCCCATCCCTTTGCCTTCGGGCCGACATACATGGCCTCGGCCTCTTTGGGATATAGTGCAACGCCCGTTGCACCAAGGGCGGCAAGGGGAAGAGCCTTAGATGAGGTTCTTTGAGCCAACCAATCGAGAACGGTCTGGACTTTAGACGCATTTATGTTCATGGAACGTTCTCTTATCACATTCCATGAAATAAAGCAAGGAGAGATTGTTTATCTATAACTTTCAGTCATACTTGACACATCCCAAACAGTAGGGTGCGCCCTGAAACCTAAAATGCACCTCCTCGGATTCTATGAGACCGCCGCAATAACTACAGATGGCGGCACCCTGGCACAGCCAGAAATGGCAAACAATGGGAAACTGTAGCTTGTTGTTCCCGATCTTGGTGACCATGACAACTGCGCGCTTCTTTCTTACCACCATGACCTCAGTTTGGGATCTTCCTGTGCGGTTGCGTCCCCACGGGGCCGCTCAAATGCTCCTATAACTAAAGAGAGTGCCTTCACCGCATAGAACGCCGCGTTTTCGTTTATATTCTCTTTAGCAAACACCGAAAGTTGCTGGCGGATTTTGGAATTGAACGGGATGGATAACCTTTTGTCATTCAGCAACTCGCGGATTTTCAGCACGCCGAATTCAAAACTCGATGCGTCGGTTTTCAGGATTCTCAGGTCGGGATAGACGTTTCGTTTCCACAACGTCAGGTCTCGGTGGAAGCTGGCGAACCTGGGTTCCATGATGGCGTAGAGCCTCTTACAGTGCAGTCTTTGCAACGTATCGAGGTACTGTTGAAGCCCAATGAGGGTATTAGAAGATGCCTCAAGGATCACTTCGATGCCGTCGGGTGGCGGGTCAAAGCTGTCTTCCTGTTTCTTCAGGGTCTCGCCGGCAACACACAGAAACGCCGGGAAGCCCTTTTCGGGCCATGACAATCCGCCATAGACCTTCTTGATCCGGGGCGTCTCTACACGTGTAGAGGTCATCACATCATATCCGCAAACATGAATTCCGGGCACCCCAACAGGCACATCGCCCAATAATTGAAGGCGTGCCGGAAGTGGTCTTCGCCCAACTTGATATAGACATATCGCTGCGATCCCGTGTCCTCATCCTCTTCGAGTTTCTTCGCTACGTTATGCAGGTGCTTCGCAAAGTCTTCCATCATGTCCGACTGTCTCGGCAACACCACGCTCTGCGTCACGATCAGATTGTGGGACGCATCGAGCGTTTCGGTTCGGTTGCCCTGGACAATCAGTTCCTTGTCATTCCACTTGAGACTCCCCTTCTGATATTCATTGTAGAAATTCAGATATACCCTTCCGGGGTGTCGTTCGGCAAAGTTCCGGGCGAATTTCGTATTGGGCAGTGCATCCACAACGCATCTGATGACCCTGAACCTGTTCATAAACGAATCCAGTTCCTTCCAGCCGCTTTCATCTTTGGGGTCATTATAGTCGGTTCCCTTCAGAACCGCAACATGAATTACTTCGCCCATTCGATTCTCGGAGGGCTTTCCGATCACGATATGCAGGTTGCTGCCCTGGTCCACCCCCATGAAGGTTCCGTCTTCGGAACTGCTGGCCATACCCTTGTCGCCGCAACAGTCCAAGACCTCTTTGACCGAAAGCCTGTTCTGGGCCTCCACGTAAGCTATGCCAATCTTGAGATTGAAGAAGTCAGTTCGGTTGGAAGTGGTTCTCCAGACCTGAAGGATCGCTTCGGGCGTCGTCATCTTGGATTGAGAAAAAAGTTGTGAATACTGCCTGCCGCGTCTCTCGGTGATTTGGGGCCTCTTGGCTACCCACGATCCTCTTGACGGATCGAGTTCCGCACCACACTTCTGGCACGCCCTAATGACGCCGCCCCTCGTCTCGACCAGACAATCAGGGAAGGTCTCGACCAGATTGGTATGGTGATTGCATTTACTACACCGGAGGAGCCAAAACTGCATGTCGGTAGTCTGGAACAGGGCGTCTATCCCGTAGTCGGGCAGCGTGGGGTTTGATAGAAACAGGGCTTCCCCGGCATCCGAGTGCGCCATCCGCTCCATGATCATGTCGACCGATTTCTGCGGGGCTTCGTCGAGTTCGTCAAAGATAACGAAGTCCATTGGAGCCCCCTTCATTCCGACCCTGCTCCTCATACCCCGCAGATAGAGCGCCGTATTCCATATCTTCTTAACGTTGGCGGCATCGGTTTCTTTCAGCCAGGACCCTATGGTGTTGGGGTTGTCTTCGATCAGAGCCGTGAGGCGGATTTTACTGAGGTCGGTAACGTCAGACTTAGACGGGAAGTAGTACCCTATGCCCCGGAACTTATCTCCCCCGTACCGGGAGTAATAGACGGTCTTCAGGAGGGCCTTTGACGTGAGGCCCAACTGTGTCGCCTTGATCTCGACCTGAAACGGGTGGCGGTCGGCATAAGGCTCGATGAGGTATTCGTGTTTGTTGAAAGAAAACGGGCGGCCATCGAGCAGAATCCCCTCCTTGACCGCCCAACTGCCCAACTCCGGACTTGTATCTAAGGCGTATTCCTTGTCAATCGTCTTTAACAAGTCCGCGTAGAGTTCTTCTTTCTTTAATGTTTTTAATGATGGCATCCCTTACCTTCGTATCCACCTCGCCGATGGCCTGCAATATCTCTTGTCGGAATTCCTCGGCGGCGGCAATGTTATAGAGCGTTTCGGCGATCTTCAGCTGAAGCTCGATATGGTGGCGGCTTTCGGCAGACAACGAAATGACGTTCTTCTGCATCTCCAGGATGGTCTTCATGTCGAACCCCCTCAAGGAGAGTTTTTTCGCCAACTCCGTATTTTGGGGGTTGATTTTGAATTCGTCTTCGAGCTTCTCGTAGTCTTGGATTTTGATGTCTTCGCGGGTAATGAGCCGCATGATGCGGTTGATTTCTTCGATGATGAGGTTGTTGATCTTTCTGATCTGGATCATGGCCCCGGCGCTGTCGCCGGTTTCGTTGAGCGACGGGACAAGCTCCATGCGCCTTTGCGCCTGCTTTGCCGCCCACCCGATGGCACTCTTGCTGACACCCAAATGGCGGGCAATGTCGGCTTTGGACTTCCCATCGCCGAGCATCCGCATCACCAACACCTGATCTACTTTTCGCGTGTTGCCCATCAATCACCCCAATAGTACAACGCCAGCGTCCAGACAAAAAGACAGAACAACACCAACAAGTCAAACTCATCCCCCATGACCGCCTCCAGTCTCTACACGTGTAGAGGTTACTTCTTCTTGCGCTTCTTCGACTTGCCCGCCTTCTTCATCGCAATGGCGACGGCCTGTCTTTGTGGCCGCCCGGACTGCATGAGTTCCCTTATGTTTTCCGACACGACACGTTTTGATTTACCTTTTTTGAGTGGCATAGTTATCTCCTTTGTGTACCTTTTGACACGCCTTGATTAGCGAACGGAACGCCCCCCAGGGGATTTCCTCTACGCTGCCCCACATCTTAATCCATTTTTTCAGAATAGGAAACTCACTAATCATCGGCGTTATGATTATGGTGCCCGCCCTGTTTTCTATTTTCATAACACTCCCTACGGTTTCCCCGCCAGCCCACAGTATCCCATCTTGTCCTGATCCCGGATGCCGTGTTTCGGTCTCTCCAACAGCCTGGTGTCCGGTGGCGGCATCCAGAACATCCAAGCCATGCAGTCCGGGCCAATACAATTAGATCGGACATCGTTAGACGGGTGATCTTATTCTGCCTTGCCTTCCCAACTGTCGTTATCATGTCCCCCTCCTTTCATCGCTTTGCCAACAATATTTTCAGGATCGCGTGTGTCTTTTTGCAATAAACGTTTGGTGTCGTTTTTTGGCCCACCATGAGTTTGCGGGTTTAAGGGGCAGCATATCTGCCCCCCCCCTTCCGCCACCACAGCGGTTTGTTCATGGCCGTGTTGTGTGAAGAAAATAACCCATAAACTGTTATTTATGCCTATTGCGATTATAAAAAAAATTACAACGAGACCTAAAACATTATGACTTACTTCCAAACTATCATGGCAATCATTGCTATTATCGCACTTGTCCCCGCCACATGGATACCCCTGCACATCTATCGAGTTAATAAATTCAACGTGGCCGCCACTAAACTGAGAGAAGTTTTCTTGCCCGTTCGCATTGCCCTTAATCCCGCTCAATTCGCCATTGTTGGCAATCTTGATGATTTCCTGGAATCCCATTTCCAAAGCATGAGAGCTGCTGTTTTGGAATTCTCTGATATTTTGGATACCAAAACCAAAACCGCTTTCTTGCAAGCTTGGTATGAATATTATTGTCATCAAGATTGTCGCAATGAAAAGGGCGTGCCCTTTTTTGAACAGTATTATTGGCCCAATATTAAAATACACGAAGAACACGAAATGAAAAAACTTATTCAATCCCGTATAGAAAAGATTCTTAAATTTGCTAAACATAAATAAACCTCTACACAACAATTTCATCCAGCCGACTCGCTACGCTCGCGGCTGATTACGGTGTT